TCGATCCGCAATGAAGTCCAAGTTTTGAAAACAGGTAATTGTTACCTACTATGAACTCCAGAGGCCCACTCCCGAAGCCAGATTCCCGGCGCGGGCTCAATGGCACCAACAACGCGGCGACCGACTTCATTCAGGAGGTCGTCACCCCTCCGTCCTGGCTTACGAAAAAGCACCACGCGGAATTCCAGCGGCTCATTGACATGCAGCACGGGGCCGGCGTAGGCACCCGCCAAGCGGACTCTGACTTGTACGCGCAGTACGTGATCCTCTTAGACGATTTCCGCCGCGCCAAAAGCGCCGATGAACGCCAGAAAGCACGCCGCGTAATGGCCGGGCTGGAAGATGCCCTAGTGATTGGCGAGAAATCCCGCCAGCGCGTCGGAATCCGTGGGAAGAAAGCGGCGCCGAAGGGCAAATTGGCGCTGATGATCGCCGAGAAGAATGGCACAGACGGATAACTATTTCGATCAGGCCAAAGTCGATCACGTCATCCGTTTTATCGAATCGCTCACGCTCACCAAGGCGACCAAATCAGACGAGCCTGAGCCGTTCATCCTCCTGCCGCACTGGCGCGAAGCCATCACCCAGCTATACGGCTGGCGCAGACCGGACGGCCGCCGGCAGTACCGCAAAGCCTTTTTGACATGTGGCCGCAAGCAGGCTAAAACGCAATTCGCCGCGGGCGTCTGCACCTACGAGTTTTTTATGGGCGATACCGCCCGGCACGAGATTTACTTTGCCGCCACCGACGTATCGCAAGCTGGAATCTGTTTCGACGCGGTACACGACATGATCAAAGCCGAGCCGGATCTGTCCGACCTCTGCCGCATCACTCCATCTCTAAAGCGCATCGAGAACCGGCAAAACGGAAACATCATGCGCGTCCTCTCCGCCGAGGGCGCGGGCAAGCACGGATACAACCCCTCGCTGGTCGTTTGCGACGAACTGCACGCCTGGGGGCCGGCGCACATGGAGCTTTACCGAGCACTGACGACCGGTGGCAAATCCCGCCGTGACCCGCTTCGCATCATGCCGACAACCGCCGGGCATGACATGGAAAGCCTGTGGGGGCAGGAGTACCAATACGCCAAGGAAGTGCTCTCCGGCAAGATCAAAGACCCGTCGTACCTCGCCATGATTCATGAGGTGCCGATGGACGCAGACTGGCGTGACCGCTCACTGTGGCCGCTGGCTTTGCCGCTCCTCAAGACCGGGCATCACCAAATCGAGGACTACGAAGAGGACTACCTCAAAGCCGAGCATTCCAAGGCCGAAGAGTCCACCTTTCGACGACTGTACCTCAATCAGCCGATGGGCTCGGAAACGGCATGGCTGGACATCCAACTATGGGACGAGCGTACCGGTTCCGTCACCGAAGAATTACTCCGCCGCTGTCCGTGTTTTGGCGGGCTCGACCTTGGCGCCACCCGTGACCTAACGGCCTTCACCTTGGCATGGAAGCTACCCGACGGCAGCGTGTTTATCCGCTCCTGGGGCTATCTACCAGAAGACGATGTACGCGGCCGCGAGAAGCGCGACGCTGTTCCATACGGGCAATGGGCGCTGGATGGGCACATTGTGCTCACGCCGGGCAACGTCACCGACTGGCGATTTGTAGCCGATCACATTAAAACGCTCAACGAACAGTACCAGATCCAAAGCGTTTGCTATGACGCATGGGGCGCCCGTGACACCGCAGTGGCCTTGGCTGAAGGCGGCATGGAGGTGATCAAATTCGGGCAGGATTATCGGGACCAATCGCCAGCCGTGAAGCGGGTAGAAGACCTACTGCACATGGGCCGGCTGATCCATGAAAACGATCCGTCGTTGCGCTGGTGTATCGACAACACGATGGTCAAAAGCGACGACAACGGGCACCGCAAGATTGCCAAAGTGCAGCGGCTCACCAACCGGAAACGAATCGACAAGGCGGCATCTATGGTAATGGCAATCGGCGGACTGATTCAGGCGGAAGAATACAGCGATCCGTACTCTGACGGGCGAGCGAATCTCAATTGAACATCATCCGAAAAGCATACGAGGCCGTGGCAGCCGCGTGGTACCAGCGTAACGGCTACTATCGCCTAGCCGGGCTGTACGGCGCCGGGCAGCAGACCGACGCGGGAGTGTCGGTCACCGTCGAAAGCGCCATGCGCTGCGGGCCGGTGGCCGCCTGCACCCGCGCTATCTGTTCGCCTATCGCGTCGATGCCGCTTCCGGCCATGCGGAAGGACGGAGTGCGGACCATATTGGAGCCTAACTCCCGCCTCCATCGCATCCTCAACCTGGAGCCTAACAGCTTCCAAACGCCTCAAAAGTGGCGCGAAACGACGTTACACCACGCGCTGAACTACGGCAACGGCTACGCAAGGATCATGCGGGCCGCCAATATGGGCGAACCGGTGGCACTGATCCCTATTCACCCGTCGGCGCTGGTAAAAAAGGACATTGTGCGCGGTGAGCCGGAATACTTGTTTCGCATCGCCAACAAAGAGGAGCGGCTGAAAAACCGCGAGGTCTTCCACCTGCAAGGGCACTCCGAGGACGGCGTAATTGGCATCGGAGTAGTCGATCTCGGCAAAGAATCTATCGGTCGAGCAATGGCAATGGAAGCCTACGGCGGGACGTTTTTCGGCCGTGGCGGCGTTCGCGCCGGACTACTCAAGCGGACGATGCCATTCGCCGACGCCACTGCTCAAGAGCGTTTTGAGGACGAGTGGCAGAAGAAGTACCGCAACGGGAAAGATTCTTTCCACCGCAATATCCTTCTCGTTGCCAACTCCAAGGGCTCCGACGGCTGGGAGTGGGAGGGAATCGGATCGCAACCGTCCGAGGCGCAACTAGTCGAGCAATCCCGCGCTGTCGTCTCTGATATCTGCCGTTTCTATGGCGTCTCGCCTACCCTCGCGCAAGACCTTACCGACGCGCACTACAACAACATTGAGCACCTCTGGCGCGCGCACCTCAATACGGCGCTCACCCGGTGGATGACGGCGTTTGAGCAGGAGTGCTATCGCGTCCTCCTCACTGACGCGCAAAAGCAGGCCGGCTGGGCTGTCAAGCATGACGCCAGCGGGTTCCTCCGTGGCGACTTCAAGTCGATGCTCGAAGCCATCGCCGCGGCACTGGAAAAAGGCCTCATCACCATCAACGAAGGCCGCGAAATGATCGACTTCGACCCGATGGACGGCGCCGACGCGCTGTACATCCAACTCAACCGGCAGACCGTACCAGGCACCGGCGAGCCAACCGCGGCCGAAGCCGCACAAATCGCAAAAATGAACGCAGGAGCACCCGCCAATGGACAATAAAGGCCACATCTACACCGAAATCAAAGCCATGGGCGAGGATGGCACCTTCACCGGCATTGCTTCTATGTACGGCGTCACCGACCTTGAAGGTGATGTCATTGAAAAAGGTGCCTTCACGAAAACCATTCGTGAAAACCCCGAGGTGCCCGTGCTCTGGCAGCACGACGATGAAGAAGTTATCGGACTCGGCACTGTAAGCGAAAAGGGAAACAAGATCGAAGTCACCGGCAAGCTAGACATGGAAGACCCGGTGGCGCTGAACGCCTACCGAAAGATCAAAAACGGACTCGTAAAGGGCTTGTCCATCGGCTTCATGGCCGTCAAGAAAACATATGGCGAAGAAGACGGAAAATATGTACGCCGCCTCCAGGAAATCAAGCTCATGGAGGTGTCTATCGTCACCTTCCCCGCAATGTCGCAGGCTCAAATCACTAGCGTGAAGGCCGCCGACGAAACCACGCAGCGCATCGCCGCGCTTGAAGCAAAAATTTCCGCACTGGAAGCCGAAAAGGCCGCACCAGCCGCACCCGCTAAACCCGAGCCGGTCCAGGACCACTCGGCGGCCATTGCACTCGCCATTGCGCGAATGTCTCTCAACTAACCGCCGAATTCGGCCCAACAGAAAGGCTCCACATGGAACTCAATCAACAGATCGAAGCACTCACCAGTGCGGTGATGGCGAATCAGACCAAGCAGGCCGAAGAGTTGAAAAACATCGGCTCCACGCTCGCGGAAACCAAGGCCGCAAATCTCCAATTGCGCAACGAATTGGACCAGTACATCGCCAAGCAGGGCGAGTACACCAGCAAGACCGAGCAGAAGGGCCTTGCCGAGCAGTTGAAGGAAAACGACGAAGTCGGCCGCATTATGAAGAGCGGCAAGGGCGCCACGAAGTTCAAGCTGACCGGCAAGGCCGTGTCCGACATCCTGGAACATAAGAACATCGATTCCTCGACCATCGGGCTCACCACGGCGGCCGTGATGCCGTTTGAAATGGGCTCCTACGTCGTGGAGCCGCGCAAGCAACTGCGGATGCGCGACGTCATCCCAAACCGTCCGATCTCGTTGGTGCAGTACAGCTTCCCGAAGTACTCGAACACCGGTACGAAAGCCTCGCCGGTGGCCGAGCGCAGCTCGAAGCCGATCAATCAGTTTGATCCGACCATCGTGACCGAGCGCGTCAAGACCATCGCCACCTACTTCGATTGTTCGCGGCAGGTGCTCGAAGATTACACCGAGCTTCAGGGCATTCTGACCTCGCTGGGCTCGTACAAGGTCAACGCCGAAATCGACCGCCAGATCCTGACCGGCTCGAACACCGGCGAAGATTTGGACGGCGTGATCACGCAGGCGACGGCCTATGACACTACGTTGCTTTCTGCGGCCACCGGCTACACGCTGTTGGATCAGATCAACGCGGCAGCGCAGCAAGTGGCGGCGGCCGACGAGTTTCCGGCCAGCTTCTTCGTCGTGCATCCGACGGACTACTTCCGTATGCTGCGGCTGAAGGATAGCAACAAGATGTACCTGCTCGGTGGTCCCATGATGGGCACCGGTGCGATTGACATCTGGGGCATGACGCCGGTTCCGACCACGCAAATCACTGCGGGCACGTTCCTCGTTGGCTCCGGCTCCTCGGCCGCCATCGAGTACCGCAACCGCATGGAGCTCGAAGTCGCCATTTCGACCGAAGAAGGCAACAACTTCACGAAGAACATGGTCACGATCCGCTTTGAGGCGCGCGGCCTCCTGGCCGTCTACCGCCCCGGCAGCTTCATCACCGGTACCTTCCTCAATTCGCCGGCTCAGTCGTAGTTCTCCTAGCCCTTCGACATGGGGCGGCTCCTCCGCCCCTATTTTTCCCATGCAACTCATCGCCAATCGACAACTGACCGTCGGCCGCGTCGGCTACGAGGCCGGGCAGCAATTCAGCGCCGACCAGTACACTGCGAAGCAGCTATTGCGGGAAGGCAAAGCGCACGAGGCAGCAGTATTTATCCCGCAATCGAACGTCGGTCTGGTGTCCTGCATCATGCCGACAAAGGACCGCCGCAAGTGGATACCACGGGCTCTGGAGTGCTGGCAGGCGCAAACCTATCAACCTCTTCAACTCGTCGTGCTCGACAACGGCGGCGACCCGATCAAAGACCTCCTCCCCGCCGATCCGCGCATCATCTACACTCGCGCTGGCCAAGGGATGAAGCTCGGGATGCTCCGAAATCTTGCCTGTCAGCTTGCCAATGGCGAGTTTATCGCCCATTGGGATGATGATGATTGGTACTCGCCGGATCGAATCGCCAAGCAAGTCGAGGCCATTGGCTCCGCGCCGATGTGCGTGCCTTCTGGGTGCCACTTCGCAGCTGAAAAGCAGGCCTACCGGCTGGACGCTGACCCGATGTATGGTATTGGCTCCGGTTTGCTGTATCGCCGCGACTACTGGCAGCGTTCGCGCTTCTCCGGCGTGGCCCATTGTGGCGAAGACTCAATTTTCATTCAGCAGTGCCGCGAAAAAGTCCACATCGACGGCTACGGCCTCATGGTGGCTTCTGTTCATGATGGGCACACAGCCCAGCGCGTACTGCACCGCAAATGCTCACTGTCTGAACTTCCGAAAGGGTACCAATGGCCGTCTGGTATGTGATCCCGAGCGCAAAGCCCGCGCGTGATGCGCAAGACTGCATCGACGCTTGGCGGCGAATGGGCTATAAGGTGGCTGTGTGGCGCGATGCTGACGCGCAGCCGGTAGACGCAGACTTCGCCACTTACGGACCCTATCCAGGCTACGCCAAGGCGGTGAATGCGTTGACGCAAACCGTCCTTGCGATGGACCCTGATTGCCAATGGGTAGTAACTGGTGGAGACGATGTTTTCCCCGACACGTCCAAGCACCCAGACCAGATCGCGCGCGAGTGTTCGCGCCGGTTTGGGAAGGGCGATATCCTCGACCACGGGGACGCTGAAAACCTGTTCGGTACCTACGGCGTCATGCAGCCAATCGGCGACGGCTGGGGCGGCATTGAGCGTATTTGCGGCAGCCCTTGGATGGGTCGAGAGTGGTGCGAGAAGGCCAACAAGGGCGCTGGGCCACTGCACCCGGACTACTGGCACATGCACGTAGACGAGCACCTACAAGAAGCCGCAAAGACCCAAGGGTGCCTCTGGCAGCGAAAAGACCTGAAGCACGAACACCGCCACTGGGCGCGCGAAAAGCGGCCGATGCCGGAGTATCTCATCAAAGCCAACACCATGAAGCACTGGGAGGAGTCGAAAGCGCTGTTTAATCGCCACCGGTCTACCGGCTTCGCGGAGAGTTACCCGATTTGACCAAACACCTCATCACCTTCGGCGGTGCCGCCTACGACGAGATCACAGAGCGCATGGTGCGCGATGCTCCCGTGCTTGGCGTCGATCAAATCCACGTCTATGACGACAAATGGCTTACCGAACAGCCGTTCTTTTCGACGCCTGAGTTTCAGTGGTTGTTCACGCACCGCGGCGTCGGAAATCCCACTGGCCGGCGCGGTTTTGGATGGTTCGCGTGGAAGCCGTACATCATCCGGCACGCGCTAGACACCTACTGTGCCGACGGTGACATCGTGCTTTTCATTGACGCCGACACCTACCCCATCGCCGACCTGTCCGTGTTATACGAAGAATGCGCACGCATCGGCGGCATCATGGCCTTCGCCGCGACCGCCGGCCCGCAGCCGTTCAAGAACCGCGAATGGAATAAGCGCGACTGCATGATCCAGATGGGTATGGACGAGGAGCGGTACTTGGAAGCTCCTACTGCCGTCGCCCGGTTCATGCTGTTTCAAAAGGGCGCGCCGTTAGTGGATTCATTCCTGGCTGAATGGCAGTATTACTGTCTAGACCCGGTGTGCCAGACATTCGAGCCGTCCACGCTGGCACCCGAGCATCCAGGCTTCCGCGAACACCGCACTGAACAGGCGATCTACACAAACCTCTGCCACAAGTACGGACTGAAGCTGTACCGCGAGGCGTGCGCGTTCGGGAACGAGCACCAGCAGGACTGGGATCTGTACCCGCAGCTTTTCATCCAGAAAGACCCCGCCCGCCCGAAGTCATTGCAAGGGAGCCGTTACCGAAATGTTTAGTACCACTCAATTGCTGTCTGTCTTCCCACACATTGACCCTGACAAGGTGCGGGACTGGAAACGGCGGAAGCTGTTTGACTTTGGTCCTCCATCCGGGCAGGGGGTTGAGTCTCAATACGAACTCGGGGTGGCGGTGAAAATCGCCGTCCTGTCGTTTTTATCTCAAATGATGCCGGTATCCACCGCACTGATCCCAGCTGATCGCATCTCGATGGCGGTCCTTGCTGATCTAGAGCGGGCAGATCCAGGCCTCTCATATCGATATGTCGTCAACGCGGTCACCGGGATGTGCTATGCGGCGACTGTGGCAAGGCTGATCGAAAACGAATTCGGGAGCGAGATAGAGCCTGTATTCGTTGTGAATCCATGGGCGTTTTCCAAGAAAATAGCGAACTTCTTAAAAGGCACGGATGATGCACAGTCAGAATGACGAGGAGTGGTACATCCTCAAATGGACGCCTGAAAACGGCCGCGTGCTGGACATAGGCGCATGGTGGCCGACGAACCTCTCTAACTCCCGCGCGCTGATCGAAAAAGGATGGGACGCAGTGCTCGTTGAGCCGTCACCGGGGCCGATGCGAGTTTTGCTCGGCGAGTACGGCACCAACGACAAAATCACGCTCCTCCAAGCTGCCGTCACCGCCCATGGCAAGCACATTACCATGCAGGTGACAGATTACCCGGTGTCCACCAGCGATCACAAAGTCTACTCTCTCTGGCAGACAGACCCGCTGACGCAGTACCTCGGTCCGCTGGTGGTTCCATCACTAACCATTGCCAACATTTTCGAGGAGTTCGGGCGCTTCGACTTTATTGATATTGATGCCGAAGGCCAGTCTGTCGAACTCGTGACCCAACTCCTCGAATTTCCAGACGAAATGCTTCCGCAGTGCTTTTGTGTCGAGCATGACGGCTACGCTTCGCAGATCGAAGTCGCCGCCCGTCGCCGCGGCTACACCAATTTTCACGTCACCGGGGAGAACCTAGTTGCGGCTCATTAACATCCAACCCGTCCGCAATGAGGCGTGGTGCCTGGGTTTAACAGCCCGCGCCTTGCTTCGCTGGTGCGACGATGCCGTATTCCTCCTCCACGCCTGTACAGACGCCTCTGAAGCGATCCTGGAGGCCGTAGCGGCCGAACATCCGGGCCGCGTCCATGTCATGCACGAAGCGGAAACGATCTGGCGCGAGATGCACCACCGGCAACGGCTGTTAGAATACGCGCGCTGCCTTGACGCCACGCATGTCTCTGTGGTGGACGCCGACGAGATCATCGCGGGCGACACGCTGCCCGCCATGCGCGATCACGTTGCGCACCTGGCACCCAAGCAGTTCGCCGCCATCAAGTTTCGGAACATCATTGACGGCCTCGACCAGTACCGCGCCGAGCGCGGGCCATGGGGCACCGAGGCAGGAACCATAGTCGCCTTTGGAGATCATGGCCGCCTATGCTGGGAGGCCCGAAACGGATACGACCACCACCAGCGCAGCCCGTATGGGGCGGTGCAAGCGTCGTATATCCAGGGCGGCGGACTTCTCCACCTGCAATTCGCCAGCCGTCGCCGCCTGATCGCCAAGCACGCGCTATACAAGGCATCCGAGCGTGTGAAGTACCCGCAGAAGTCCATCCGCGACATCGACGCGCTTTACAATATGGCGCCGTCGCTTGGCGGCATCGAACGCAGGCCGACGCCGGCCGAATGGTGGGCACCGTATGCCGACCTGATGGGCCACTGCGACATCGACGCCGAGCCGTGGCAGGAACAGGCCACGCGCGATCTAGTGGCGCAGTACGGCGCCGCGCATTTTGGCGGACTCGACCTTTTTGGAGTGGCATGAGCACAATCCTCAAACTTACCGTTACTTCGCCGGTGCAAGCGCCAGCCGAGCCGGTCACCCTGACCGAGATCCGCGAAGCGCTGGGCATTGCCGACGCCGACAACACACGCGACTCGCTCCTATTGGCATACGGCGCGGCGGCCCGCGAGGTGGCCGAGGTGTGCCAACAGCGCGACATCGTGGCGAAGCAATGGGACTTGTTTTTGTCATCTTTCCACGGCTATGCCATCGACCTCCGCGACAACGCCACCGCCGTTACCACCTTCCGCTACCGGAAGAGCGATGGCACTTACACCACAATGGTGTCTGGCACGGACTACGAGTTTGATTCCTCCCTGTCGATCCTTACGCCGGTGAGCAATGGCACTTGGCCGACCGCTGAACTCTGGCCGTCGTCTGCCATCGAGATTCAGTTCACGGTTACGCCGCCAGCCATCACCAGCCGTCTAAAACGCGGCATCCTGGCGCTGATCTCCCTGTGGGATGCCAATCAAGTGCCCGCCGAACTCGGCGCATCGGCAGTACAGAATTACCCATTCATGCTGTCGTTGCTTGAGATCGGACGGCGTGAAATCGTATGACCAACCGCCAACGTCACAAGGGCAACCCCGGCCGGTTTACGCAGTTGCTCACCATCACCGCATCAAGCGGCGTGCGCGGCGATGGCGGCGACTTCCAACCCGCCTGGAGCGGCACCAGCACGCAAGTCCGCGGCATGTGGCGGAAGACCTCGTATACAGAAGCGGCAATGGAGGGCGGGCGATTCTCGCGCGCCGCTGGCGTGTGGGAGATTCCGTGGATTCCATCGCTTGCCGAGGACTTCCGCGTGAGTTACGCCGACCGCAATGGGACGACGCAATACCAGCGCATTGTGGGCATTGATGAGCCCGAGCGGCGGGGCCGCGAGCTGCATCTGTACGTGGTCGAGGACGAAGGGGCGAAGTTATGAGGGTTCAAGAGGCCATCACTCGGCAACTTGCGCAAACCAGCAGCGCGACGTATGCGCTGGCCGGTACGCGGGTGTATTGGAACCTTATTCCCAAAAACCCGACGTTCCCCATGGTGCGCATCAGCAAAACCGCCAAGCGCTCGATTATTCAGGGGATCACCTTCGCCTCCGAGCCCAGCATCACTGACATTCAGATAGGCTGCTTCGCCAAAACGCAGGAAGCCGCGGCTGACCTGGCCGACGCCGTTTCCTCCGACCTCTCCACCTACGGCACCATCTGGCAGGCGCTGCCGCTTACCAGCCCGGTCACCGGCGACGCGCTCACCGCCAAGATCGAGCCGACCGGCGAGGAAGATTTAATCTCTGACGACCTGATCGAATTAGGCGTGGCCGGCGAGGCCCGCACTTTCTCGGTCCATACGCGCTAACCGCGCGCAACCTATAACCCATTAGCTACCGCCCAAGCGGCGGAAAGGAAACATATGGCACAAGCCTACTCTGCCTCCGGGTCATTGCTCCAGTTTGGTAGCTCCAGCCCGGTCACCTACGCCACCATTCCCTACGTCGTTGGGTACTCCTACGGGGGTTCCGAGCGCTCACGAATCGACGTTACTCCAATCTCGGCCAGCGCTTTTGAGTTTATTGCCGACATTCCGGGTGAACAAAACGTATCTTTCGACCTCAACATCGACCCGGACGACACGCAGCACGCCGCGCTTTTGAGCGCGTATAACAATCAGACGCTGCTCTACTTCCGCGACCGCCACGACAACACCGGGGCCTGTGACGAGTATTTCACCGGCTACGTGACCCAGTGGAATCGCAGCGCGGCCAAAGGCTCCGCCCGCATGGTGTCCGTGGTTGTCACGATCACCGGCTCCGTCAACACCGTTCCGTAAACTTTATGCTAAACCCAATCAACCCGCCAATCGAGATCGGTTGGCGCGGTCAACTTTATTACTCCGATCTCTCCCTTGGCCAGCTCGCGCTGGTCGAGGGGGAAGTTGGCGTCGCAATTGTCTACCCTGCCGAGTCGATGCTTTGGCAGAAGCCGGAAGCGTATCAGCGCGGGGTGCTTCTGTACGCCATGTTGCAGCCGCACGGCATCAAGGGCCTCACCCTTGCCGATTGCATGGCTGCCATTGTCGGCGACCAGCGCGAGTATTTCCTCACCAAACTCCAGAAGGCAACCGACCGGCTGAAACCGCAGCTACAGGCGCTTTGGGGCGTGAAGGAAGAGGCACCAGCAGCCCCTTTGGACGAGAGCAATGGTGGACAGAACTCTGGGCCAGCGCTCGTATCCACCTCGGAATCAGCGAGTGCGAGTTCTGGAGTCTAACGCCCGGTCAGTTCATGGACCTCGCGCTGACGAAAGCAAAGGACAATGGCGAGACCTCGGAACGTAATCACACGCGCGGGACGATGGCGCGTTGAAGTTCAAGGACTGAAGGCCGTTCAAACCAGCTTCGCCGAGCTATCGTCGATCTTGACGGCTGACGACCGCGTGGAAAAATATCAGCGCGGCCTCGCCATCGTCAAGTACGGATTTGCGCAGGCGTCCATGATCCTTCGGGATGCGGCACGTTCTGCGCTGGGCGGAAAATCGCGCCGCGTCACCGCCGCCACCTTTGCCTTTGCAGACCTCGACGCAGGCCGCACGAAAGCGCAAAAGCGCTCATCGCTTGTGGGCGTCCGAACCGGCGCTCCGCCACGATTAGATAAAAGTATCTACCGCGTGTGGGGCGCTGGATCAACCCGCAAAAACGGCACAACCGCAACCAACGGGCTCGGCATTTCGCTCGGTCGAATCTTTGAATCTGGCACGCGCTATCAGCGCGGAACGCGGTTTTTCTCATCGGCCATCCGTAATACAAAATCCCGTGCAATCTCAACGCTCGTGACCGCCTACAAGGACGCGATCAAACTATTCAATGGCTAGCCTAATCGTCAAAATCACCGGGGATGCCAGCGGCTTTAAGGGCGTGGCTGGGGCGCTGAACCGCGACCTGGATTCCATCGCAACCAAAGCCGACAAGGTGAGCGGTGCCATTGGCTCACTCGGAACCACGATGTCCGTGGGCCTGACCGCGCCTATCCTCGCGCTTGGTGCGGGTGTCATCAAGACTGCTTCCGACATGGAGTCATTGCGCCTAGGGCTGGCTTCTGTCGCCAAGGGAGCGGACACCACTGAGGTACAGCTTGCGCGGCTGAAAGAGGTAGCGAAACTCCCCGGCCTTGGGTTTTCCGAAGCCATCCAGGGCTCCGTTCGCCTCCAGTCTGCTGGATTCTCCGCGCAGCTCGCGGAACGCAGCCTGAAGGCATTCGGGAACGCGCTGGCCACTGTCGGCAAGGGCAAGGCCGACCTCGACGGCGTTACGCTGGCGCTGTCGCAGATCGCCTCCAAGGGCAAGATCAGCGCGGAGGAAATCAACCAACTAGCCGAGCGGGTGCCGCAGATTCGCGTGGCCATGAAGGCCGCGTTTGGAACCGCCGACACCGAGGTTTTGCAGAAGGCTGGCATTGGCGCGGAGGAGTTTGTAACGCGCGTCGTTGCGCAACTGGAAAAGCTGAAGCTCGTGTCTGGCGGCACCAAGAACAGCCTCGAAAACCTCGCCGACAAGTTCAAGGAAACCGCCGACCGCATTGGTTCCAAGATGCTGCCAGCGGTCAATGAGATTCTGCCGAAACTAGAGGCTTTGGCTGGCATCGCCGGGGATGCGGTGGAGGGCTTCACAAAGCTGCCGAACGAGGTACAGAATACCGCGCTGGCACTCGGCGCCGTGGCCATCGCGGCCGGGCCGGTTATCAAGGCATTCCAAAGTATGCAGGCGGGGCTTGCGTCGATCCAATTGGCGGCCGGATTGGCTGGAGTTGGGTTGGCTACGCTGTTCGGCGCTGTCGTCATCGCCGGTATCGCTCAAACCATGAGCGCTATCGACCAGTTGCGCGCGAAGACCAAGGCGTATTACGATGACCTGGAGCGCCGCCGCACGGGCAAACAAGACATTATCGCGGGCCAGGAAAATGCAGGGCTTGGCGGGGTGCGCACGCGCGAATCGTTTATCACGCCGGAGGTGTCAAACGTAGCGGAAAAATACAAAATCGATCTTAAGGGGATCTCGGAAGAACTTGGTCTGTTAGGTAAAAAAACCGTAGTTGCTAAAGACAACACGCTGGATCTAGCCAAAGGCATGGCCAAGGCCTCGGATGAAATTAAGGTAACCAGCGTGGCTGGACTTGATGCGCGCGGGGCGCTGTCTAAAACCTCTCTCGTGTACATCGAAATGCTCCAGCGTACTAAGGCAGGCGTGGAGACGGTCAAGAATGCGATGTATGACTACATCACGGCTGGATCTATCTACGGAAAGCAGATTGGCACACATGCAGCTTTGTTTGATGAGGCAGGTTTAGCGGCCACGCAATATGCGATCAGCCTGGGCAACATCCGGCGCGAACTGGAGAACATGCCAGCGGCCAAAGTGCAGGAGATCACCGTTAACCAGCGGCGCGGGACGGTATTGGAGACGCAGGATATTCTCGGCTCATCGTCAACTCTTAGCCAGTCTCAGCGAGTGGCACAGGCTGAAGCCGACCTTGCCCGCATCAAACAACTGAACGCCGAGGGCAAGGCCACCGGCAATGATGTCATTGCCGCTCAACAGCAGCTCAAAAAGGTTACGGAAGAAACTGGGCGCGCAGCGACTACCAGCGGTAAGGCGCAAACCAAGGCCATGCAGCAAGTTTCCACCGTTATCACTGACCTCTCGCGCGGCATCGCCGAAATCATCTTCAAGGGCGGCAAGTTTGGTGACATGATGGCCAACGTGGCCAAGCAGGCCGGGCAGGCTATCGTGCGCGAACTTATCGAAGGCGCGCTGAAAAAGCTGGCCACGAAGCTCCTCGACGTTGGCGGCATCATGGGCAAGGTATTCGGTGGCGCCGGTGGCGCTGGCGGCACGATCTTCTCCGCAGCCGGAAGCGCTGGCGGTAGCGCAGCGGGCGCGGCGGGTAGCGCGGCTGGCGGCATAGGCAGCGCAGTTGGTGCCGTCGCCTCGGGCGGGATTACCGCTGTAGTTGGTGCCGTGGCGGGCGTAGTTGGCGCTGTTTCATCGGTCATCGGTAATTTCCAGATGGCCCACATGAACACCGCCCTCGGCCGCATCGAGGAATCCACGCGCTACGTGAAAATCTGGACCGGCGAACAGTCGCAATCGCTCCTCTGGTGCGCGCAGAAGTCCACTGAATACCTCGGCTACGCGGTGAAGTCGCTCGACATGATCGGCCTCCTGAACTCGCAAATGCTCGGGCTCGCGCAAGCTGGCGGCGGGGCTGGCGGAACGACGATCAACATGGCCGGGGCGTACCTGCTCACCGATGCCGCGCTGGACGACTTTATCGAGCGCTTCTCGCGCCGGCTGAAAACACAGGGCCTCTAATGGGTATATCAGTTCTAATTCAATCTACCCTTCGGAATAACCTGACGGGGCGGGACGGAGTGTCGATTACCAAGGCACTCCGCACTATCCCCACGGCCACGATCCGCACCGTGGACAAAACCGGGGCATTCCTGCCCGCCGTCGGCAACCTGATCGAAGTTCAAGACGACCTCGGCGGGCCGACGGTGACGCTGTTTGGTGGCTCGATCAACGAAGTCGAGCGCATCCGGCGCCGCACCAGCATCGCCACACTCGAAACCAACTGCTCATGCGTCGGCAAAGCTGACCGGCTAGAACGGCGCCTGGCTGGCTATTACGAGTGGACAGGGAAAACGGGCGGCTACATTCTTGGGCAGATGGTGGCGAATAGTCTTTCCGGCGATATCTCTATTGCATCCCCATCCGGCATCACCGCCGGCCCGGTGATTGATTCGCTGGTGTGGGATTACCCGACCTGCAAGGACGCCGCCGATTCCGTTTGCAACCTCACCGGGTACGAGTATTACGTGACGCCGGAAGGCACATTTTCGTATTTCTTGCCCGCATCCAATGCCTGCCCGGTGAGCATCACTACCGGGGCGAACGTCAATAAGATCACCACCCGCGAGACGCGCGAGGACTTCTGCAACCGCGTCACGATCAAAGTAGCCAACGCGCTACGCGATCCAGACACCGAAAACTTCACGGGCGACGGGGTGTCCACCAGCTTCAACGTCACCAACCCCATCGCCCAGGCGCCCGACATCTTTATCGGCTCGCCAGCCGTAGCTCAAACCGTCGGCATCATCGACGTAGACACCGGCAAGGATTGGTACTGGCAAGAAGGCTCAACCGAGATACGGCAGGACAGCGGAGCCACTGTCATCAGTGCCGGTGTCTCGATCATGGTCACCTACGTCGGAACCGAATCGATTCTGGTGGCGGCAGCCAACACGACCAGTATCAGCGACCGGGCGACAGCCGAGAGTAACAGCGGGATCTACCACAAGCTACTCACCCTTGACACCAAGCTCACGCGCGCCAACGCGCAAGCCGTAGCCGACGCCTACGTTGACCGCTATTCCGAGCTTTCAGTGGTCATGGTCTTTGAGACAGATACCATCCTGGAGCCCGACTGTATCAACATCGAGCCAGGCCAAACGCTTACCGTTTCCCTCACCGGATACCAGTGCGCCGGAACCTATCTAGTCCGCTCCGTTACGCTTCAATCCCGCCTGAATGATCAGCACGAGGCCCGCTGGGCTGTGCGCGTCGAGGCCGTGAGCGGGCCGGTGCTGCGCAATTACGTGGACGTGTTCCGCGATCTATCGGGCGGCGGCGGGAATATCAGCGGCTCCAGTTCCATCGCATCGGCCGGGAGTGGTGCCGGGGTGTACGTCTACGAGCCAGCAAAGCTGACGGCCAACACCACGATTACCGCGCCGGTTCCGGCGACGAGTGGAGCGACGATGGTGGTGTTTATCAAGCAGGGTGCTGGGCCGTATACGATTAGCTTTGACGCCACGCAGTTTGCGCAGATCGTCAACACAAACATTCCAGCCGTCGAAAACATGGAGATAGCCTTCCCTTTCGTCGGCCGCTCTGACGGCCTTTGGTGGCCGATGTCTTTTGCCCGTGAGATGTCCTAATGAATAAACTCCCCATACTTTGCGTCCTGGCAGCCGTGGCGGCGTTTCCGCAGGCTCAAACGCCTCTCACTATCACCCAATCCGCTGGCAGCGCTACGGGCGAATTGCGGATGCAGGAGCGGCGGACGAACGGCACAAACTACGTTGGAATAAAGGCCCCGCAGTCAGTGGCGACTAACACCGTCTGGACTCTTCCGAGTGCTGACGGCACCAGCGGCCAATGCCTCACCACCGACGGCGCCGGCCAATGGCAGTGGGAAGCGTGCAGCGATACCCGCCTAGTCAGCGATTACGACTGGACGCAGGTAATGGGCGCGCGCAGTGGCTCCGGGGCCATCACGCTGACCTTTACGGGCACAAGCTGCCCAGCGGCGGGCGCGGATGCGGCCTACGTCTTCCGCGTCTACGAAACCAGCACGCCAACGACTTACGAACTCGCCACCAGCAACGCCACGGGCACCTGCACGCGCGGCGGCGCTGGCACCATTGTGGCCACCGGACCCACTGGCACCTACACCAACGCCACCGCTACCAGCGCCTCCAGCGGCTGGCAGGAGGCCGTGTTCAGCGTCGCCGATAGCCTCCCCGTTTACCTCCGCGCTGCCGTGGGCGGATACTACGTCTACAGCGACATCCTCACCGAAGACCGCTACCTGACCGTCGAATGCGATGGGCCGGGGGCGCTGCTGGTACCCATGGCGAACAACGTCAGCGTCTTCAACGCCGCCTCCCCGGGCGGGATCAGGGTGAGTCATTGCGGCTTCAACAACGTGTACGCCAAGACCGGAACAAAGGCCGTCTACACCTACAACCCCGACGGCGACAGCTTCGGGACTCTCCTCTACGACAACAATATCAGCGGCTTCGAGAAGTGCGTCCACCTTGAATCCGTCTACGGCCTGACCGGGTACGCCTACAACCGCCACATCGACTGCACGGACACGGCGCTGCACCTGGAAAATCCGAACACCGGGGACGCCGGGATTGGGCTGGTCGGGCCAGGGAATATCTTCAGTGATTCGGTTCCTGGCGGCGCAAACTACGGGATTTTATGGAACGGGCCGGGAAACTTGAAGGTTATTGGCAACTCCTTCAACGGCTACTTGAAGCAAATCTATGGGCGCCTGAAAATGGGCGTTGCCGACGTCAGCGGTACCGCTGTTACTTGGCAATCCGGCCACAAGTTTCGCCCGTCCTACTTCACCCCAACGCCCGGAAACTTCGTGTGCGGTTCGACCGTCGCCTCTACAATCGCCGGATACACCGACGACGAAAACCTCACTCTCACCACTGGCCCCGCGTCGCCAGTCAACGACTGCGACTACTACATCAACAACACCGGGCAGCTCCTCATCCAGAACAACACGTTCGACTCCTGGACCTGGACCACAAACGACGTTGAGCTAGCCGGGGACATCCTCTATCTCAACTGGCAAATTCAGAACAATTTCAGCTCAAACCCTAACCAGACCACCTTCGACGCTTCCTACAAAGTCAGCGGGGCTAACTGGTACTTCGGGAGCATCAAGGGCAATAACTGCCAAACCTCCTACGTCATCGGAACGTGCGTTGAACTCGACGGCGGTAGCTATATCGACGTGAGCGATAACCAGGTGGTGAACCTCGTCACGGGTACCGCCATCGGCGCCGGGGCATCCTACGTTATGACCGACGGCAACCGGTGCGCGAACTCCAATACGACGGACTGCGTGACCTCCGCGGCCTCAACGTCAATCCTCCGCGAAGTCACGCCGGTGACCTACACCCAACTCGTCGCCCTCAGCGCGGCCAACTCCAGCAGCCTCTACTGTTCCAATTGCAAGCAGACCTCCGCATCCTCCGCCACATGCGCCACGGGTGGCAGCGGGGCGCGGGCTACGCGCATAAATGGCGCCTGGAAGTGCGACGACGGCAGCGTGGCGAATGCGTTTGTGCAGGGCGGTAACTCGTTCGGGGCGACGGCGGAACTGGGGACCGCGGACGCCTACGGGGTCCAGTTCAAAACGAATAACACGGGCATATGGGCATTCCAGACCACCGGCCATTTATGGGCCTCGTCCAATAATGTCTACGACATCGGCGCGGGTATTTCCTCGAACTCGCCACGCAATATCTATGCTGCGACGTCGATGGTGGCGCCGGCGTTCTCTGCCATCGATTCTAGCGGCTCCTATGTCGCCGCCAGAAAGCTCGAAGTCCACATGGACGGCACAGGCACGGCGTTCTTTAATTGGTCCTTCGGCACGTCAAACACCATGGACCTACTGGACACCGCCAGCGGGGTAATCCAGCGATGGGACCGCAACACGTCCGACGTGTCTTTTGACGCGAACGTATGGCCGCGCGGTACTACCGAGACGCGGAATCTTGGGCTGACGACGGCGCGATGGCTTGCGCTAAACACAAAGAACCTGAACCTCTCCGGCAACGTCACCAGCAATCTCACGCCATCTGGCACGCGCGACCTTGGCGCCACGGGCAGCGAGTGGAACGGGCTCTATGCTGGTACCGCAGTGGTCACATCAATTATTGAGCCGAAAGTAAATGGCGGCGCGCAAAACGGGGATTCCACCAAGCGCTGGTCTACGACTTACACGCAAGACCTGAACGCCTCGGGCACGATCACATTTCCAACCGGAACTACCGGATACGTCTGGACCAATGCTGGCTCCGGAGTAGGTGGATGGGCGGCGGCGGGGGCATGCTCCACCTGCATCATCAACGGCGGCAACACCACCGGGGCCACGCTGACCATTGGCACGAATGACGCGCAAACGCTTTCGCTTGAAACGAACAATATTTCCTACCTGCAAATCAGTTCCACCGGCGTAACGACCATCGCGGGCAACGTAATTCCATCCGGCACGCGGTCACTTGGGATCACTGGGACCGAGTGGGATTCGATCTATGCCGGCTCGGGCGTCATCACCTCCATCATTGAGCCAAAAGTCAACGGCGGGGCACAGAACGGCGACACGCTGAAGCGCTGGAGCAACGTCTATACCGTCGACCTGAACGTATCCGGCACCTGTACGGGATGCTCATCGCTGCCTGTCGTGGACACCACTGGAATCGCCAAGGGATCGGCCGACGCCACGAAGATAGTGCGGCTTGAGGTGGACGGCCTGACCACCGGAACCACCCGCGTGATGACCGTGCCAGATGTCAACATGACCCTAGCCGGGCGCGACGTTGCAAACACCTTCACCGCTGCTCAGACCTACAACAGCACCGTGTCATACGCCTCCACGATCTCCAGCGGCCTATCGCCAACCACCACGCTCGCCTATGACCAGGGCTCCGCGTCGCTCCAATGGGCAACAATCTACACCGGCAACATCACCGCATCGCTCACCGGCACCTTCGGGACGCTGGTGGTCAACAGCCGCACGCTGACCCCGCAGGCGGCTAACTACACGCTGGCCGGCACGAACCTATCTCAGACGTTTTCAAACACGCAAACATTTAGCGGCACGCTGGCCGTGAGCGGCACAGTGGGCGACGATTTCATTCCCAACTCCGACGGCACTTATGTAAACGGCACAACGTCATTCAGGTGGGGCTCCATTGCCACTTACAACGCCGATTTCAACGGCGTGCTGACGTTCAGCGGCGGGACTACCTTTACAGGCTCATTCCTGCCGACTACGAATAATCTCTACTCCATCGGCAACACGTCATTCCGGCTATCAACCGTCGTTACAACCAACTTCAACGTCTCTGGCACGATCACGGCGCCCAGCGGCTCATCTGGCTTATCGGCGACAAAGACGGTCCGGGACTCCGCTGGCACCGGCACCTGCACGCTGATCTTCAGCGGCGGAATCCTGACCGGCGGCACCTGCTAAACCTCCCCGGCGTCTGAACTGTGCCGTATAGCGGCTGCGTGGCGAAAGCCTAGGGCGCCGGGAAATAACTCGACTTTATGCGCACCATCGCACTACTCGCAAGCATGGGCCTGCTTGCGGCGGCTGAACAGCCGAAACCAACGCCCTCCCTGAACACCGCCGAGCGCACCGCGCTGGGCTACGTAGTCGCCGAGTCCAAAAAGCTCGACGACCAGCAAAAGCAACTCCGCGCGCAATACGAGGCCATCGTGGCCGATGCGTGCAAGCGCGCCGTAGGCGTCCCCGCGTGCAAGATCGGCGAAGACGGCACGCTGACGAAAATCGAAGAGGTGAAAAAGTGATCTCGCCCAAGCTCGTACCTGCTATCCTCCTCGCCATCGCCGCGCTGCGGGGCGAGTCCATCTGCGGCACCGACGAGCGCAACCAAACGCCCAACATCGACCTCATCCAAGTCGCTTGCGTGGACTACGACCGCCTCCGCGAGCTGGCACCGCAGTACCCATGGCCGGTGGGCAAGGTGACGCAGGTGCTTGTCCACGTCCGCGAGGGCGACGCCGTGCGCGTGACCGTCGATGGCGTGGCGAAATTCGCCGATCTGGTACGTGACGCCTGGGGCCGGCTGATTGCGCTGATACAGCTCGATGGCGTGGAGCATACCAGCGTGAGCGTCAAGGTTTACCGGGCGGTGGAGGAGTGAAGCTCCGCACCGCTGCCGTCGTCGCTACCACCGACGACGGCGACAAGATCGGCGGGCCGTATTTTCTTCCATTAGACCCGCCCGCCAAGCAGGAAATTAACCAACTCGCCCGTGAATACGGGCCGCTCGACATCAAAAATCAGGAGCAAAAACCATGACCTACAAGGCCCCCAATTCCGCCTACAATATCACCATCGAGGCCGCTGAGAAGTTCGTCGCCAAACTCCGCGCCCTCGGCTTCCCGGTGGGCAAGCTACACGCCAACGGGCAGGCGGCGGCGGAAACCGCGGACTATGTGCCCGTGGATGAACTGGCCGGGCTGGAACCGGGCGAGAAGTACAATCTCGTCGCGTTCAGCGCGGGCGACTGGCACAACATCGCGTTGCTCGTTCAGACGTTCGGCAGCGGCTCACTGGAAGAATTCCGGCGCGTCTGCGTGGAGTTCGGCGCTGACTACCGGGCGCAACTCCTGAACATCCCCGGCGCCGCGAAGGCCATCGAGAAGCTGATTCAAAAGGCCGGCGCATGAACTGGCGCAAGATCCTCAAAGCCGCCCTCATCGCCGCCGGTTCCGGTGCCGTTGGTGCCGTCGCGCAGTCCGCACAGGAAGGCGCAAAGCCGGAAGCGCTGAAGACCGCCGCTATCGCCGGGGCCGTCCTTGGCCTAATTGGCCACCTGACGCAATCGCCACTCACACCCGAGGCACCACCGCCCGACGGCCAGTATCCTCCGCCGCCACGTCAAGCACCGCCACCGCCCGAGAAGTGAAAATTCCATGCCGGAGCAAATCTTGGCCGAACAGGAACCACTCGCAGCACTTCACCGCATTGGCGAGGTACTCGTCAATTTGCGCGACGACGTGGCGGAGTCCCGCACGTCTCAAGCTGTCACCGTCGAAAAGCTGACGACAATATCAGCTCATCTCACCACACTCAACGGGCGCACCGCGAAAAGCGAGGATCGAATTTCGATGCTTGAAACCGCCCTCGCTGAAGTGCGCGGGGCGTGGAAGTTTGTCGCGCTAATCTCCTCGATTCCAGCCAGCATCATCGGTGCCGGGGCGATGTGGTGGGCTAATCACGGGGGCAAATAGTGGCCAACATCAACCGCGTCTGGAAACGCTGGATGGCGACTGGGTGCTTACACAGCACCCACGCCTGCGCTGAATACCAGCGCAACGTCCGGGCCTTCAAGGCGGCATTCCACCCGGATCGGCACATCGAACTAGGCGACCTCCTTGAAACCACCGCGCTTCGATCCGGCGCCCGCGGCACGAAGGACGAAGCCGAACCGTTGGAGCCAGATGTCAACAAGGCGCTGGCGTGGCTCACCGAAATGGAGCCGTCCGACTGGCTGCTGGGCAACCACGACGACCGCATCATCCAGCTCCTCTCGCACCCGTCCGCTATCGTCGCCGAACTCGCCCGCCGGCTGTGGTCAGACATGCAGGCGGCGGCAGAGAAGGCCGGGGCGAAAATTCACCCCTACGACATCGAGCGCGGCTGGATTCGCGTGGGGAATATGTACATGGGGCACGGCTATATGTACAACATCAACGCACTGCGCGATCACGTCGAAATGATGGGCGGACATGTGGTCATGGCGCATCTGCACGTGGCGCACACGTTCCGGGCCCGCAATCATGGCGGGCACTGGGGCGTATGCGTCGGCACCGGCGGCGACCCGCGCACGATGGGGTACGCGCGGCGGCGGCGGCAGACCTTGGCGTGGAATCACGGCATTGCCTACGGCGAGTACACGGACAGCGACAGCACGATGCACCTCCTCCAATGGAACTGCGCACACGGCGCGAAGGAGTCACCCCGATGGCTAATCTCCTAGCAGACCTCGCCGCGGCGCTGGCGGCGGGCGGAATTGAGACTCCAGGCGAAGGCTGGAAGACATCCGAGGCGCTGGCCGAGGAGTGCGGAGTGTGTCGGGATCACGCGCTCAAAATCCTCCGGCGAGGCATCAAAGCGGGCAAGGTGGAGTTACGGAAGTTCCGAATCATGAGCGGTGGGCGGCCGGCTCCCGTACCGCATTACCGAGTGATTGCATGACCCGCGAACGCTCAGGCACTGCTGGTCCATGAACTCCTCCACGTCCGCAGCGGCTGCACGGACCAGGCGCACGAGCCATGGATCAGGGACGTTGCGGCGGCGTTGGTGGGGTTGAAGAGACGCTCTTCGCCCGCCGCGTAGCAAGTGACTTCGCCATTGCCTCCGCGCGGCGTTCTGGCGACATCGAGCCGAATCCCTTGCGGGGGTTTTTTACAGCCCCGCCAAGCCTCCCGATTTCAACGGCGGCGGGGTTTTTCGGGGTGGTCATGCGATCAACCCCCGGTACACGGCGGAAAACGAGTGGTTCGGCGTAACCGGCAAGCGTCGCCAGCGGGGATCGCCATTTTCGGCCCAGACTTCGCGGATAAACTGATAGGCGGCTTCGACGCTGGGGTACTCGCCGGGCTGGAAGGCATCGCGCACGCTGGCGGCTGCTTCTGTTGCGGCGGCGGCGGATATGTTTGGGTTGTTCATCTTTTCATCTCCTCTGCGGGCTTAACGCCGCCCGCTGGCGTTTGGGTTGGGTTAGCGGGTGGCCTTGGCGATCAGGAAGGCCGTTACGGTCGCTTCCAGCGCCTCGCCAGTAAGGCCCTGCGCGGCGAAGTGGTTTGTCGTGGTTTGCCACATCTCGAAAAGTCTCCGCATCGCCTGGCCGGTGGTCATGTCGGTTTGTTGTGCGCTGTTCATACTTCTATATTAGCATAACCGCTTATACTGTCAACAACAAAATGACCCGCCGCGCATTATTTTTTCTCGCCGCCGCTGAACCGGACAAGCCGCCACCCGTCAGCGAGCAAGCGTGGAACGACTTCGCGGGCAGGGCGAACTACTACGCGGAGCAGTTGAAGCTCGGCATCATTGACCTGAAGGCATGGGCGGCGGTGCTGAAGGCGTGGAAGTCGCTGCGGTGAACGAAAGGACTTTATGACCAAGATTTTATACACGCTTTTCCTTGGTGCGCTTGCCGCCTACGGGCAACAGGTAACGCTGTCTGATACCCTCACAAACGCCGTCGGCGGCGGCTCGTTCACCGGGCGCGTGACGGTAACCCTCAACGCTCCCGGCAGCGCCTCGCCGCTTTACTACAGCACCACCAGCTTGACCGGCTGGCAAGCTGTGTACTGTATCGGCGTCACGGGCGCCGATTGCACGACGACGACCAGCGCTGGCACCTTTTCGGCGACGCTCTACGCCAACAGCACCATCACGCCTGCCGGCACCTCGTACAGCGCTCGGTTTCAGCCGGCGAAGGGCGCGGCGTGGTCTGAAACGTGGAGCGTCGAGCCTTCGGATACCAAGCTATATCAGGTGCGGACCTCCACCGTACCATCCCCAGCCGTGATGTTCCAGCCGTCGCAATTGACGGCGGGCGGTGCGTCCAACGGAAGCTGTCTGGTGTACGACGGAACCACCTGGGAGCCCGGCTCATGTTCTTCGGGCAGCGGCACCGTTACGAGCGTGGCGGCAACCGTTCCGTCTATCCTCAGCGTCACCGGTTCGCCGATCACCACCAGCGGCACGCTGGCGCTCTCGCTGGCTACGCAGACGGCCAATACCGTCTTTGCTGGGCCAACGACGGGCAGCGCTGCCACGCCGACCTTCCGCTCACTGGTATCGGCCGACATTCCGGCCAACGCGGCAAACACAAGCGGCAATGCTGGCACTGCAACGGCCTTAGCGGCCAACGGTACTAACTGCTCTGCTGGCTCGTATCCGCTCGGCGTGGACGCATCCGGCAACGCCGAAGGCTGCACAGTGGCCAGCGGCGGAAGCGGCACCGTCACCAGCGTGAGTGTCGCCACGGCTAACGGCGTGTCCGGCTCGGTGGCCACGGCGACCACCACGCCAGCGATATCTCTTACCTTGGGTGCCATCACGCCCACGAGCGTCGCCGCGGGCGGTACGGTGACCGGATCAAACCTCAGCGGTACCAATACGGGCGACCAGACCACGATCACGGGCAACGCCGGGACCGCCACCGCCCTCGCCGCGAACCCTGCAAACTGCTCGGCAGGTACTCTGCCGCGTGGCGTCGATGCTTCGGGCGCTGGCGAGGGCTGCGCGGCTGTCGCGCTGGCGTCTGAAGTCACAGGGACGCTGGCAAATAGCAGCACGACCGCCACCGCGCTCAACACTGCATCGGCCATCGTTGCGCGGGATGGATCGGGCAATTTTGCGGCCGGCACGATCACGGCCGCGCTGACGGGCAACGCTTCGACCTCGACGGCTTTCGCCGCCAACGGCGCCAACTGTAGCGCTGGCAGCTTTCCGCTGGGCGTCGATGCTTCGGGAGCGTCAGAGAGTTGCACGGCGCTGCCGACGACCATCAGCGGCACGGCAAACCAGATTACCGCCAGCGCTTCCACGGGGGCTGTCACGCTGTCGCTGCCCGCAACCATCACAGGGCTGACGTCAGTAAGCTCTACGGGCTTCACGGGCGCGCTGACGGGCAACGCTTCGACCTCGACGGCTTTCGCCGCCAACGGCGCCAACTGTAGCGCTGGGTCTTATCCAAAAGGCGTTGATGCAAGCGGCGCCGCGGAATCCTGCTCCGCGGTCTCATTGACCGCGGATGTGTCTGGAATTCTGCCCGTCGCAAACGGCGGCACCGATAACGCATTTTTCACGGTTGCCGGGCCAGCCACGAGCGCAAAAACCTACACCTTCCCGAACGCGTCGGCGACCGTCCTAACATCCAATGCCGCCGTCACCATCGCGCAGGGAGGCACGGGTACTGCCTCCACGCTTACTGGCCTGGTGCGCGGCTCGGCGTCGGCCATGACCGCAGCGGAATTGAGCGGCGACGCGACGACCAGCGGCAGCAACGCAATAACTGTGATTCGGATCAACGGCACCTCGTTGTCCGGGTTGGCCACTGGTCTACTGAAGAACACGACGGGTACGGGTGTTCCATCCATTGCGGTGGCTGGGACGGATTACAGCACGCCCTCCAGCACGGACACGTTAACCAATAAGACCTATAACGTGGCTTCGACTGGCAACGCCTTCACGGACACGTCCAAAATTACTTTGATCACGGCAGGCTGCCAAAACGCTACCGCTGCCCTGTTTTGGGATACGCCAACAACCAATCCAGCGGTCGCCGCTTGCGTAACCGGCACCAACACGCAGAAGGGCGTCGCCGATTTCGCCGATGGCGCCAACAGCCTCTCGATGCAAACCGGCTTCCTACTGCCTTCGGATTGGGTGGCCGGGATCGATGCGAAGTTGCTCTGGTTGTCTTCGGTAACGACGGGGGATGTAGTTTGGCAGGTGGCCACCATCTGCACGGCCGACGCCGAGACGGACGACCCGGCGTTCAACACTGCGTCCACTGTAACGGACACGACCAAAGGGACCACTAATCAACTCAACACCGCGACAATCACCGGGATCACGGCCACCGGCTGCGCGGCGGGAGAATTCATGCACGTTAAAGTATTCCGCGACCCGACGCACGCATCAGACACAATGGCAGGGACGGCGCGGCTAATGGCAGTAGAACTGACACTCACGAGGACCCAATAATATGCCCAACATCACAATTCCAGACATTGTGGTAAATGCAGCCGGACAGGCCGCAATTACCAAATGGCTGGCGGCGGAATCGACGTCGATCCAATCCGCTCTCGCCGCTGATATCGCGGCTGGCGATTTAACACTGACGGTTGCCGTGTCCAATTGGCAACCGGCAGTCGGGCGTTTGGTCGGCGTTGAAAACGAGGTGTGCGCGGTCACGGCCAAAAACGGCTCCGTGCTTACGGTCACCCGTGGCCTGGGCGGCACCGCTGCCGTCACTCATACCGCTGGCGTCCTGGTGCGCGAGTTGAAATATCAAAGCGTGGCCGATGGGCTCCGCGATCAGATCATTCAATTCGTGCGTCAGCGAATCGCCAGCGATTCGACCATCAACGCGGCCGTTCTAGCCGAGCAGTCAAAGCGGGACTCGGCCATCGTTGCGGCGGTGTCGTGATGTGGCTGCGCGTATTCGGCTTCCTGGCGTTGCTGTTCGCGGCGGCGGTGCCAGCGTTTTCGGCCATCACTTACGTTAACGGGGTCGCTACCGCCGGGTCCACAATGGGCGCGCTCAATGTCACCACGGGCAATATGGTGGTCGCCTGTGCGCTATACCAAACTGGGGGCGCCTCAGTTACGGCAGCGGATACTGCTGGCAACACCTACGTAGCGTTGCCGCAGCAGGTCCGTGGCACGGATTTTGCCTATGGCGTTTGGTGCTTCTATGTGCTGAATGCGACGGGCAACGCCTCCAACATAGTCACTTTCTCCGGCCCGTTCATTTACGAGGGAGCAGTGGCTCAATACTCCGGCGTGGCCACATCGGCGGCGCTTGACGTCACTAACAAGGGAGCCGGCGGGAATAGCATAACGGCCACGACTCAATCGTTTTCAACGACCACCGCAAACCAACTCATCCTCATTTCTGGCCCTGCCGAGAACTGGGCGTTAGTGTCAACAGATATAGCGGGCACTGCTGGAAATGTTCGGGTCACCGCTCCCAACGGAACCATCACTATTGCTGATCGCATCGTGGCTAGTATTCAAAGCAGTGTCACCGCGTCCATGACAAATACCAGTAGCCAAAAGTGGGCCATCGTCGCGTACAGCTTCAAAGAGGCGGCGGCTGCCACAACCCAGCAACGCCGCGTAATCGTCATCCAGTAGCCACCAACCAACACCCGGCCACCTAGCCCCGTTCCGCATTCAGCGGAGCGGGGCTTTTTGCGTCTCAGGTGCTATATAGCAGTTTGTTTGGCGTGACCGCATTTTGCCATTGACCGCCCTACGCCACCTCGGTTAAGGTTGTGTTGTGAAGGACACAGACACCATACAGGCCGAGCAACGAAAGGCGGTACAGGTCAGCCTGCGACCGTCGATCTATGCAATTGCCACCAACTTAGCCACGGAACACGGAACGTTTCCTGGCCGAATTATTGAGCGGGCGCTGCTGGTGCTCGCCGGAAAGAAGGGCAAATGAGCGGAATACATCGTTATCCATCGAACGCCGCCGCGTTGCCGATGCCGAAGGCAGCGCGGGTAGCGGACGAGATTCTAACGCGCAACGCGCGCCGCCAAAACGCGTGGCGCATGGCATGGGCGCTGATTGAGGCCAAGGCGAAGGCTGGCGATCACGAAGCCGCGGACCTGATTGCGTTTGTTGACGCTGGAGGTGCCGCATGAAGAAGGAAGTGATGGCCGACGTACTGGACGAGTTTATTGTCCACATCGGCAAGATCCACGCCGAGCAGCAGGAGGAAACCGCGGCCAAGCTACGCAAGGCCGAGCGATGCCTGTACCTCACACTGGCGATGGCCGCTTGTTCGCTGGCGGCGGTGGTGATTATGGCGGTGGCGCGATGAGCGAACAGCAACGCGAAGTGTATCCGAGCGAACTGGAATTGGCGGCAAACTTAGCGGCTGCAGTGATCGCTTATCAGCTTGGCAACTCGTTTTCTACGGAACGGCGAAAGATCGCAAAAGAAAGCGTGGGTATGTATTGGGTAGTGCTTGGGCGAGAGCTAGTCAAAGATATGGCGCGTATGCAGGACGCCAAAATGCGTGACGCTATGGCGGCGGTGTCCCGATGACACCCCTCTACTGGATTGCCTTTCACATCGTCGCGCTATGGGCGATCTGCTTAACCGCCACACGCTACGACTGCCAGGACCGATGGACTGCGACGCTGTGCGGGGTGGCGTTTGGGCTGAACATCATTGCGCTGGGCGTTAAGGTTTGGGAGGTGCTGGCATGGTAGAGCAATTTGTCAACGCTGAACGCTTCGACGCGCTGGCGGCGCATGTGCCGGAAGTCTCGCAAGACCCGGCGCAACGGCAAGGGTTCATCGGCGGCACGGACGTGCAACATATCCTCGGACTGGAGCCCTACGGCTGCGCGCGGCGGCTGTGGTACCAAAAGACCGGCGCGCCGCCTGACCGTGACTTCCGCATGACCGAGCCTATAGTGTGCGGCAAGCGAATGGAGGACTCCGTGGCGGAAGACGTGAAGGAGATGACTGGCTGGAACATCCGTCGCAAGAAAGCGACGGCCAACGGCCACGAACTCCAGCGCGTTGACCGGGAGATAGTCGGACAGGACCGCGGACCGGGCGTGCTCGAAATCAAGACCGTGAGCGGCCGGGCTTACTGGGATTGGAAGCGTGACGGCGTGCCCTTGGGCTATCTAATGCAGGTGCAGTGGTATATGCGCGTGCTTGGCTGGAAGTGGGCCTGTATCGCGGCGCTGAACCGCGAAACGGATCAGATCGAACTCTTTGAGTTTGAAGCGCGGCCCGACCTCATGGCGGCCGTGGCGGAAAAAGTCGATTGGTTTATGACCCACCACGTCGATCAGCGGACGGCGCCCGCATGGCTGGAGGAGCGCGACGGGCGCTGCGAGTCCTGCCAGTGGGAGCCGACCTGCCAGATGGATGAGTGGTCGGCGGTGAGCGATCAGGGGTTGGTGCAGATCGAAGGGTTGGCGCCGATGGTGGCGGAATACCAGCGGGCGAAGGATCTTATCAAGCGTGCGGAGAAAATGGCCGACATTCTCCGCACGGGCGACGAGTCAGCGGAGGACGAACCGCACCGGCTGGGGATTGACGCGCTGATGGGGGTCAATGAACAGGCACGGGCGAGTGCGGATGAGCGGGTGTCGTTCAAGGTACAGGAGGCGCAGCGTGTTGATGTTGACGCGCTGAAAACGAAGTACCCGGACACGTATATGGACGTGTTGAAGCGGTCGGTATCTCGGCCGCTGAAGATTCTGAAAATTAAGGGAGCAAAGTAATGAGTACGCAGATGAGCACGCCGGAACAAGCACCGGCACAGACGATGGAGCCCAAGAAGGCACCAGTGAATATTCTAGATTCTATCGTTGAAAATATCGACGCTCGGAAGCAGGCAGAGCAGGCGGGCTCTGATCAATTGACGGCGAAGATTTACGCCAACGACCCGAACGCCTACGCCATCGCCATGGGCCGGGATCTCGGCCTCAACGCGGCGCTGGCTCTGCAAAACATTCACATTATCGGCGGCAAGCCGGCGTTGAGTGCCGGCGCCCGCGCCATGTTCCTGCGGCAAGCCGGGTACAAGTGGCTTCCGGTGGTCCACACCGACAAAGTGTGTACTCTCCGGTTTTGGGAAGCGGGCGAGATGATGACCGACGTGAACGGCAAGCCGCTGGACGTGACGATCACGATGGAAGACGCGGAAAAGGCGGGTTGGGTGGCGAACTCTCGCGGGACTGGCAAGGTCGGGAACTATGACAAAGTGCCGAAAAACATGCTGCTTGCCCGTGTGATCTCCAATTTCCACCGCTGGTACGCGCCGCAAGTGGTGGGCGCGCAGGTGTACGACGTCGGCGAGGTGACCATGGAGAACGTAATTGCGGCAACGGAAAGCAAGTCGGCCAGCAAGCTCGACGCGCTGGAAGCCGAACTGACGCGCGAACCGGCGGCGGTGGCGAATGTTTGAGCATGGCGCGTGGTACACGGGCGCAATAACCTCCGTCGATTACATCAAGTCCGAAAAAAAGGGCACGCCGGGACTTCAGATCACCGTCGATGTGTCCGACCGCGGCACGATCACGGGCGTTTGGTGGCTCACGGCGTCACTCGTCAACAACCCGGACGACAAGGCGGCCAGCAAGGTTCCGCAATGGGAGGCCGCGCAGATCCGTTGCAAGCAGTTTGGTTGCACGCAGGAGGGTTTGGTTCACCCGGAGACGTGGCTTAAGCACATCCAATCAACGCTGATTGGCCAGCAGGCCTCGGTCATGGCCGAAGTCAATACTTACGGCGACACGTCGGCGCAGGTGATTTGCAAGCCAAAGGCGGGCGGCAGCGGTGGTGGATTTGCCAAAGCAACGGCGACGGTTTCGCCGTTCGCGGCGCGGCCGGCGGCTGGCGACCCGTTCGCGGTCGGGGATGACGACCTCCCCTTCTAGACACCGTGGGCAACCGCCCACGGCCTGCCGACCACGTTGGATCACGGGCCTGGGGAGGTACCGCCAGCGAATCGGCAGACCGGGCGCGGCGCGCTCTACTAGCGGCAGATGCGGCCGGAACAAAGCATCATGAGTCCTCGGATATGGCGGGCGGCGTTCTGATTACTCGCCGCCCGTTAAAAATAGGAGATAAAAATGGAAATAGCAGCCATTTGCGGCTTTTTACTCGGCGGCGGCGCCTACCTGAAATGGAAGCCAACGCGCGCCGGCATATGGAACTACATCGCGGCATGGGCGGCGGCGAATCGGGACGCGGCGATTACGCGAGAAGCGCGCAAGCGCGAGTATTTAGCGGCGGAGGTGGGGTGATGGCTGAGAAAACACTTGCACAAATAGCCTGGGAGGCGATGGACGCGGCGTGGTCACTGCCAGCGGAGGAGTCTTGGCAAGCCGTAGCCGACGCCGTTGTAGCGGAGCATGAGCGGAGGCGATGGAAGGAAGCGTATGCCGCTCTCCCCGCGCCGCCGAAGGAGGTGGAGCGTGGATCGTGACCCGAGGAATGACCCGCAGGCGGGCGACATCACAACTTTCAGCGGTGAAGGTGAGACAAGCATCTATCATGTGACGAAGCTCGACGGGCGACTGGTGTATTACCTCCAGACGACCAACGGGACAACCGAGCAGCACGACACCTACATCCAGGATTGGATTGATGGATCACAGGAAGACGAGGTGCTGTATGTCGCAGAATCATAGCGCGGAGTGGCTGCGGGGCGCGGTGGAGTCCCACATAAACACCTGCAATCTCATCACGTCGATAACATCGGTCAACGAAAGCCGCACGTCGCGGCACGGTCTGATCGCAGCGAACACCGAACTGCACAATCAACTCGACAGCTACCGCGCCCTCCTCGCCGAAGCCGAAGCCAGCGAGGCCAGCGTGCCCACGGCGGCGGACCTTGCTGTGGCGGACGAGCTGGACTTGCTGGCCGCTCACATCCAGCAGTACATCGGACCAGACGATGCCCGCGACGACATCCGGCGTATCTGCCGAAATCGGGCGGCGGATCTACGGCGCGGGGTGAAGCGTGGGCCGTCAGCGGCGGAGGTGATCGCGACTGCGGAGCGGGCGTTGTACGGTATTGACAGCATTACCCGCTGTGTCCACCTCGACATGGGTGGCAAGCACAAGTACCACATTCAGCATCCAGGCCAGCATGAGGCCATCGAAGAAGTGAAGCGAACGCTCGCCGCA